GTTTCTTTATGCTTTTGTGATGCTTTTGCTGCTTTTTTCGGTAAAAAGAATCGAAAAAGATGGCAATAGGCATCAAAAAGCTTGTTTTTTGGCCCCCGGGAGGGGGTCTTTACAACTACCACCCCCTTTACATCGCGGCCGGTCTTTAAATTTTCTCCGGGGGCAATTTTTGATATTTGGGTTTTGATGCTTTTTACGTGTGTATGGAATTTCTCATGTTCTACCTCCTCAAAAGAACGATTACTTTGCCTGCCAAGATTCTCCTTTCGATCTCTGACTGGACCATTGCCTTGACTCTGACAAATCCTCCTCTCTCCATACACACCTAAAAGGCATCAAGACATTTTTACGTAGCAGGGCAGGAGGTGAATTGCTGCGTGGCATCGAGAAAGAAGTCAAAGACCTCTGAAGCTTCAGAAATTGATATCAGCGTGCAATTCCCACCAGCCGGAACTCCAGAAGAAAGAGAGAACCAGTTAATTGCACTCGCTTATGACGCAGTAGAAGCTCGCATACGAAATGGCACAGCTTCTGCCGCAGAGTATGTTCACTTTCTGAAGGCCGGATCCATAAAACAACGCGAGGAAATGGAGAAACTTCAGAAGGAAAACGAACTACTTCGAGCGAAAACAATCGCAATAGAATCCGAAAAGACAAAAGAAGAGCTATATCGCAAGGCCATCGAAGCTATGCGGTCTTATGCTCCACCAGTAGATGATGAATATGACGATTCGTACCTATACTGAGCTCATGCAGATTCCGTCATTTGTCGAAAGGTATCGATACTTAAAGATTGGCGGAACAGTTGGCCATGAGACTTTCGGAAAAGAACGCTGGTTGAATCAGCACTTTTACAACTCAACGGTATGGCGGAACTTTCGCAGAGATATTATCGTTCGAGATATGGGATTCGATTTGGCGCATCCAGATAGACCATTTGGAGAGCATGAGAAGATCTACATTCATCATATGAATCCGATAATAATTAAAGACGTACAGGAGATTACAGACAATCTTCTCAATCCTGAGTATGTCATTTGTACGTCATTTACTACTCATCAAGCAATACACTTTGGCGATGAATCATTACTTGGCCTTGAAGAGCCTATTGAGAGAAGACCATATGATACTTGTCCTTGGAGGCTACAGCAATGACTGAACAATCTATTCTTAAAACAATCAGGCGAATGATAGGACCGAGTGAAGACTATGAGTATTTCGACACAGATCTGATCGTTCACATTAATTCTGCTTTTTCCAGACTCTGTCAGCTTGGTGTAGGTCCTGCTCAACCATTCCATATTACTGGAGAAGATGAACTTTGGACTGACTTTAAAGAAGACGGAAATATGGAAGATGTAAAGCAGTTCATTTATTTGTCCGTTAAGATCATATTTGATCCGCCAGCGAGCTCAACAGTGCTTGCAACATACAAAGAGCAGATTCAGAAGCTTGAATGGCTGCTCATGGAGAATGCACAGTTCGGATACTGAGCATTAAACAAAATGGGATTTCGTTTCTATAATCCAAATCCTAAAGGACGTTTTGTAGGCGACTGCACGATACGGGCAATCTGCAAGTTCCTCGATAAAGATTGGGACTCAGTATATGCGGCAACTACTTTTCAGGGCTTTCTGTATAAGGACATGCCCTCTGGTAATGCAACCTGGGGCGCATATCTGTATAAGCTTGGCTACAAACGTTCTTTCATTCCTGAAAACTGCCTCGGATGGTACTCTGTAAAAGACTTCTGTGCAGATCATCCAAAAGGGCGGTTTCTTTTAGTATTAGACCAGCATGTAGTTACTGTGGAGGATGGTGACTACTACGATACGTGGGACTCCGGTAATGAGCTACCAACGTATTACTGGGAGAAAGGAGAATAACACATGGCAACTACTTTTGGAATCAATCCGGTTACCTCGAACCTGACAACGCCAACTATCGCACCAGCAATACTTCCAACTGCCGCTCCGATTCAACCGATCGGTACCCAAAGCAATTCTATTCAACAGCAGGCAATGGACGCTGCATCAGGACCAAAGTGCAATATTGTATGGGCTAGCACCATTGACGAAATTCTGGCGCATCCTGCATCTCCGAATGAACAGATGTACTTTGGAAGTAGAGATGATCAGATCATCTATGTTAGAGAGACTGATGCACAGGGAAAGATTAAGAATCCATTAAAGGCTCTTCACTATACTGTAGAGGAAGTTCCATTTGGGCCGGAAGCTCAGTTTGTAACAAAAGATGAGCATAAGCAACTGTACGAGCTTGTTGAACGACTTGCGCAGAATGTGGATTCCATGAACGGCAAACTTGAAAAACTGATTGACGGTTGAGATTGGAGGCAGCATAAATGAACCCCTTATTCGATTCCTATAGGCAGAATCAGAACAATGGCGGCCAGAGTGGATTTAATCTGAATACAGCGCTTCAGAATCTGGCAAGACAGATCGCACCAACAGGAATGACTCCAGAGCAGATTGTTCGCCAGAAAATTCAAAATGGCGAAATGACCCAGGAACAATTCAATCAATTTGCAAAAATTGCAGACAAACTGACCGGCGGTAGGCGTTAGGTCAGTTTTTTATTGTCGGATATTCATTCCAAGCTGATCTGCAGTAAGGCGAGGAATCGAATAAATACTTTTAAGGAGGAATGAGACTATGTCTTATTCTGAAAACGGAAATGGTACCCAGACAGTGATGCCCGTTCAGCCTTACGGCGGTGCAGGTGGCTGGGGCGGAAATGATTTCTTCGGTGGAAATGGCGCCTGGTGGCTGATCATCCTGCTCCTCTTTGCAAATAACGGTTGGGGCAATGGATTCGGCTTCGGCGGCGGAATGGGCGGAATGATGCCCTGGATGCTGGGTAATCAGCAGGGAAGTGAAGTCCAGAGAGGCTTCGATCAGTCCGCAATTATGGGCAGCCTGAATGGCATTACCGGAGCTCTGAACACTGGATTTGCCAATGCAGAGATCTCCCGCTGCAATGCTCAGGCGAATGTCCTTCAGACCCTTAACAACAACCAGGCTGCGACGCTCGCCAGCATGAATTCCCTCTCTGCCGGTCTCCAGAGCTGCTGTTGCGAGAACCGTGCAGGTCTTGCCGATCTGAAGTATACGGTTGCAACCGAGAACTGTGCAGATCGTACAGCCCTGAATGAGGGACTTACCAGCATGATGATGGCCAACAACGCAAACACACAGGCTATCGTGAATGCTACCAATGCGGGCATCCAGACTGTTATGGATAAGATCTGTCAGCTTGAGCTTGACGGTAAGGATCAGCAGATTGCGAATCTTACGGCCCAGCTCAATGAAGCAAATCGTCGTGCATCCCAGAATGACCAGACGGCTCAGATTCTGGCTTCTCAGGCAGCTCAGACTGCTGCACTTGAGCAGTATCTGCGCCCGGTTCCGATGCCGGCATACGTTGTACAGAATCCGAACTGCTGCTCTCAAAACTTAGGTTGCGGCTGCTCTCAGAACTTCGGTTGCGGCTGCGGTCAGTAAGGAGGTGCCGAAATGGCTGAATGGACCAGTGTTGACGTACAGACGGTCAACCCCGGTGAGGCCATTCTCTTCACCGAAAATCCTGGTCGCTGCTATCGCGGTCTGATCCTGCATCGTGATGACAGTGGACTGTTTCTGATCCGTAGTAACAGCAACAACACTTTCATAAGGCGCTGCCCCTGTATGGGCTATCCGTCCGTCAACTACATGGTGGACTTCGGAGCGAACATTGCTGTCCCGACCGACGAAACTGTAGGACCGATCAGTGTGGCCTTTGAACTGGAAGGTGCTACTCTTGACGGAACTACAATGATAGTAACGCCGGCAGCGGTCGAACAGTATTTCAATGTGTCAAGAGCAACAAATGTGCCTATCTGGCTCGGATGCTGCGAGAGTTTTGCGATTCGTAATACCAGTGAAATCCCAATCCTGGTACAGAACGCAAATCTGGTAATTACCAGGCCGGTGCAGTGAGGAGGAATTCAAAATGGAACTGAAAACGGAATCCATGAAGAATATGAAGAAGGTTGTCGAGAAGTGCCTTGACGATCTGATGAAGAAACCCGACCTCACTCCTGCCGAAACCAAAGCTGCAATTGACGGACTCCATCTGTATGATGAACTCTGCTGCAGAATTGAAGACTGCGAGAAAGAGGAAGTCATGCCGAAGATGGAAAACGGATATTCCGGGCATGGTGATCCCTATCGTGAGTATCACATTACCTCATATGGTATGCCGGAAAGAGCTATGTACTCTGAGAGAAGCTATGGAATGTCAAGATATTCCGGAAGACCTCAGTATGGTGTGCATGGCTGGTATCAGAGTGACTACCAGAATCTCCCCGGTTATCCAGCTGAGCACATGAGAGGCAGTTACTATGGTGATCCGTATTATTACGGTCCGGAGTATTCCGATCGTCGTGGTTACAGCCGGCACAGCATCAGCGACCGTGCAGTAAGCTACCTTGAGCAGCTCTTTGATTCTGCTGCTTCTGACTATGAAAAGCAGGAATTGAAGAAGTATATCTCAATGATACGCGCTGCCGGAATGAACGATTAAGTTTAGCGGAGAGAGTCCTGAGGAACTCCTTGGGACTCCTTGGGACTCTCTCTCTTTATGCAGGAAAGGTGAGGGCTAAGAAATGCTAGAAAATGAACGTTTTGTGGCCCATCACATGGGCAATAAATCTACACATATGTTAGTTATGGGGTCAGAGTCCCCGTATCTGGCGCACTATAGAACAAAAGGTTCTAAAAATGGAGTAAGGCTGTATCAGTATCTGAGTGGTGCTTTGACTCCGCTTGGACGACAGCATTACGGTATCGGCCCTCCGCGAGGAGAAAAAACCGATAAGCCCGAGAAGACAGACATTCGCGTCGGCAAAGATGTCAAAGAGATTGGCAGCATTAACAAGCAGGGCGTAAATGTTACTATCAACGGGAAGCAACTCGGCGGAATCCGTGAGAACATCAAGCAGAAAATGCAAGAGGCCTCAGAAGCCCGCAGACAGAGAGCCGTTGAGAAGAACCTTGCAAAAGAAGAGAAACGTAAAGAAGAGGAAGCTCGGAAAGAATCTGAAAAGCTTGCAAAAGAAGCAATAGCTGAGGCTGAGCGTAAAAAGCAGGAAGAACTGGCGGCTGATAAAGAAAAAGCAGTCAGAGAAGCACTCAAAGATTACTACCGTGAGCATCCGCTGCAGATCTACTCGGCAAGAGATGTTCTGACACCTGAAGAAATGAAGGAAGTCCAGGGCAAGATCGTCATGGATCGGCAGCTTAAGGATTTCAGACGCGATGAAATCATGCGGTATGTAAAGACGGCGAAGGACGTTGCCGACACGATAGATACTCTTTATAAAGGCGCAGACAGCCTGAAGAAGCTCTATAATACCGGCGCCGAAGCATACAATTCTCTGATCGCCGCAAAGGATCCGAATGACAACAAGAAGCCTCTTCCGACAATAGATAATAAATTTGCTGTAAAGAAAGCCGTCGATAAGAAGAACGGATCTGAAGGAAACAACAATCCCGGAAATCAAAATGACGGAAATGCAGATAAGAAACAGAAAGTTGAAAAGCCTCAAAGCGATAAGAAGGGGAATGCCTCTTCCGACGTGAAGAAAGAAATGGCGGCAGTAGAACAGGCTTCTCAGAATGACGAAAAAGCAAAAGAAGCAAAGAAGAATTTCGAGAATATTGCCGGAAATAACAAGCCTGCAAGCTATAAAGAAAAGCCAAGAAAAGACGCCAAGTATGTTGAGAAGATTAAAACCTCCAATGGCGATACCAGATATTTCTATGACAAAGAGTCTGTAAAAGCCTACAAAGAGAATAAGTCTTTTGTAGACAAATCCGTTAAGGCCTATTCCAAAGCAAGCCAGGCTGAACGAATGGACTTCCTTCGTAAACTGGATGGCATTCAGCAAGAAAGATTTTCTGATTACAGAAGCAGATCCAGTTCCGAAGCCCGTAAGCTTATGGCAGTTATGCAGGCTATCGGAGCGTTTGAAGAGTCGAATAAATCGAATCTTTCTCATGATGATCTCGAAGAAAACACTATAAGCCTCAGTGAGTTTCTTGCAGAACTTCGCAAGAATTTTGCAAATGATCTGTCTTCTGAAATGCAGGAGGTTATTCATGGCGATTTGCCAACTGCAGAACTGACTCTCGATGAGTTCTATGACTATAGAGAAGCAAAAACAGCGCTTTTGGAAACGAGGTGACGACATGACACAATATGTTATTGCAACTGGTGACATGCAGTCACCTAATCTTGCTCATTATGGAATCCTTCGCCAGAAATGGGGCGTTCGGAGATTTCAGTATCCTGATGGAAGGCTGACTCCAGCTGGAAAAGCAAGATACCACAAGATGATTGCGACAAATGTCCAGAAAGATCGCGTGGCTCTTGCCCGTGGTGATAAACGCCGCACGAAGTATCGCAGCAAGATCGAAAAAGAGATTCAGGAAGAATTCAGGCAAACTCCAGAAGGAAGACGCTTGGAGCAAGCCAATGAAAAAGTTGGAAAAATTCAGCGGCGAATGAATACTCGCGATGAGTCGTATCAAGATCCAAAGTCAGGAGTCATGGCCAAAACAGTTAATCGAATTGGTCAAAATGCCGATAAGAATCGTATGGCAGATGCGCTTGCCGAGCAGAACGAGGCTCAGAAAGCAGGGGCAAAAAAGCTTGATGAAATTCGGAAAGAATTCTCTGAAGATATTCTTGACGCCACAATCAAAGACTTGAAGATCTACATTACCGATGACGGACGTGAATTTCTTGAGAAGTATCTTCGTGGAGATGAAGATGCAACATTTGAGAAGCCGTCAAAGAAGCAAGAACGAGCCGAAGCCAAAGAAGTCAAAGAAGCAAAGCGACAGGCTGCTGAAGAGAAAGAAGACAATACGTCAAAAGCTGATAAGCCCGAGTACATTGATAAAGTGGAAACCAAAGATGGTGGCACCAGATATTTCTACGACAAGGATGAGCTGAAGACATACAACGAGAATAAGAATTCCAAGTCAAAGCCGAGTGCGCCGGATCATCTGATTAAAGATACAGGTTCAAAAGACCGAAAAAGCATTTCAGACTCTGAAAGAGAGCTTGGAGTAGCATATGCAAATATGCGCAACAATTCTAAGACCGATGAAGAAAAAGATCGCAAAGTCGCATCGTGGAATAAGGCTCGGGATAATGATCTCTATAGCCTTGACTTCTTAGAAGCTGTTCAGAATGCTGAAATTCTGGATAAAGGTGATACAACGGCGCTGCTTACTGAATACGCTAAGTTTCTGGATGATCCTTCAGATTATTGGATAAACGGAAGGCATAAACTGAAAGAGGCAAGCCCCTCAGTTCAAATCGGTCATTTTTAAAACAAGAAAAGAACGTGGAGTAATTCAAAATGGCGTTATCGAACACCGCTGTACCAAAGTATTACGGCGCATTTCGAGACGCCGTAAGAAGAAATGAGATCCCTGTATGCCAGGAAGTTTCCATGGAGATGAACCGGATCGACAAGCTGATTCTGGACCCAAATGTCTGGTATGACGAAGAGGCAACAGAACGATGGATCCGATTCTGCGAAAATGAACTGACACTGACAGACGGAAGTGATCTGAAACTTCTGGACAGCTTTAAACTCTGGGGCGAGCAGATCTTCGGATGGTACTATTTCATCGAAAGAAGTGTCTGGGAGCCATATCCGAATGGGCATGGCGGAAGAGTCGTAACAAAGCGATATAAGCGAAGACTTATCAACAAGCAGTATCTGATCGTCGGACGAGGCGCGGCAAAGAGTCTGTACGCAACCTGCATACAGGCGTACGGGCTTATATGTGATGTCTCGACGACTGATCAGATTGTTACGGCACCGACAATAAGGCAGTCCGAAGAGACTATTATTCCTCTAAAAACCGCCATCAGCAGAGCCAGAGGACCGTTATTTCAGTTCCTGACTGACGGTTCCATCAACAACACAACAGGCAGTAAAGCCGACCGCGTGAAACTTGCCTCTACCAAGAAGGGCGTCGAGAATTTCTTTACAAACTCTGTGGTTGAAAGCCGTCCAATGCAGATCGACAAGCTACAGGGCGGTCGTAACAAGTACGCGACGGTTGATGAATGGCTTTCCGGAAACATTAAGGAAGATGTTGTCGGTGCTATTGAACAGGGCGCGTCAAAAATTGACGATTGGCTGATTGTAGCCACAAGCTCGGAAGGAACTGTCCGAAATGGCCCAGGCGATACAATCAAGCTGGAACTGATGGACATCCTTAAGGGGAAGTACCAGCAGCCGCATGTCTCTATCTGGTGGTATCGACTTGACAGTGAAAAAGAAGTCGGTGATCCATCAAAATGGCTGAAAGCTAATCCGAACATCGGAAAGACCGTTAGTTACGAGACATATCAACTGGACGTGGAACGTGCTGAAAATGCGCCATCGTCAAAGAATGACATTCTGGCGAAGCGCTTCGGAATTCCATGTGAAGGCTATACGCTGTTCTTTACCTATCAGGAGACACTGCCACACAGACGTAAATACTTCAATGGCATGCCATGCGCCATGGGAGCTGACCTCTCAATGGGTGACGACTTCTGTGCATTTACTTTCCTGTTTCCGTTGAGCGATCAGAGCTTTGGTGTGAAAGCAAGAAGCTACATCACATCGTATACGTTCCAGAAACTTGGAAAAGCCATGCGCGACAAGTATGAAGAGTTTCTACGAGAAGGGACTCTCATTATCATGGACGCGACAGTGTTGGATATTAAGACCGTCTACGAAGATCTGTTCCAGTTCATTACAAGTATGAACTATGATGTGCGGTGCATGGGCTATGACCCATATAACGCACAGGTATTTCTGGAACAGTGGGTAGTAGACTTCGGCCCGACCGGAATCGAGAAAGTCATCCAGGGTGCGAAGACAGAATCGGTGCCACTTGGCGAACTGAAGATTCTTGCTGAAGAACGTATGCTCCTTTTCGATGAGGAGATCATGAAGTTCTGTATGGGAAACTGCGTAGCCAGCGTCGACACCAACGGAAACAAGAAACTCCTGAAGAAGCGCAGAGAGCAGAAAATCGACAATGTTGCGGCTATGATGGACGCATACATTGCCTACAAAGCAAATAAAGAAGAGTTCCTGTAAATCAAAATGACAGTGATTCAGGAACATGAAAGTTGGTGATGCAGTTTGCGAGAAAGAGACTATACGATTGACCAGGATGCCTATGGGCGGCACTATCTCTCTCACGGAAAAGAATGGAAAGACCACAAGTACATCAAGAAAATTGGGCTGGGTAAACTGGCCCAATATTTTTATACCAAAGAGGAGCTTCAGGCTTATCTGAAGAATGTCGGTGAACGGATGAAAGAAACCGGCGAGACTGTTCAGGAAGCCGGAAAAGAAGTTGCTCAGAAGATGAAGAACGGCGTGGCACTGGCTAAAAACACAGTAAAGCAACCACGGTATGCCATTACCAATGGAAACAATGCCGCAAGAAACGTGGCAGTGACTGTCGGAAAAACCGTAAAAGATGCCGCACAGAAACTCTCCGATGGGGCAGCAAAGAGCATTGCATCGGTTCCATCTGTAAAATCGCTTGCAGTCAAACCAAAAAACAAGAGCTCTGAAAAAGCTTCTGACAGGCTCTCTGTGAAAGATGTCGCGAAATCAATTGGCGAAGCTATATCTAAAGCTGCTGAAAAAATAGCAGCAAAAGTTGGAGTTTCAAGAGCCAAGAGCTTTGAATCGGCAAGCGGCACAGAGAAGATGCAGATGCTGTCGCAGGCCGTCAGAGATCAGCAGAAAGCTTCGGACGCCGATTATGCAATGATCAAGGAGCTGACAAACGACTACCGAGATACCAGCTACTATCAGGCAGTGGCATCTGCAAAACAAAAGCATGGTAAGAGCGCCGGCAGTAACGACGAAAGCTCCAATGCAGACTCTGAGGACAGTACCGACGGATCAGAGCACTCCGGAAGTGCCCACGGCTTTACGTCCCGAAAACGAAATATTACCGGGGAGGCCAAAGAAGGCTGGAACAAACTTCGTGACGATGAAGGAAATGATCCGCATACCGGAGCAACAGGAATCAACATCCACGATGATGACGCAATCATGGAATACGCTGCAGCTGCTGAAGCCAAAATTGCAGAGCTTGGCGGCACGGAAACAGAAGCCGGAAGAGAGCTCTATGCAAAAACGGTTGCCGAACTTGGTGTAACCTATGCTGCAAAGCTTGCAGACTCCTGCGGCGAGCTGGACCGCATGTCCGAGGAGCTTGAGAAAGCCAGAGCTGAAACCGCTTCTGAAGTGAGAGAGCTCGAAAAGCTAAGCAGAAAAATGGAGAGGAATCCAGGTTCTGTAAGCGATGAAGAAATCGAATGGGCGCGGCAGAAACTCACGTCGGCATACGAGAAAGAGAACTCCATCGAAAACGGAATCATAAGAGTTACCAATGAAATGGATACCTATGGTGGGAACATGCAGAAAATGTTCAAAGTGCTGCAACAGGTTTCTCCGGATGCCAACTGGGAAGAACTTGTCGGAATAGATCCAAGATTCCTATCTGGGAGATAGAGATGACAGAAATTATATTCATCATGGGAGGCGATTCCAATGCCAACAATTCTTGAACGGATCGTAAGAGGCTGGAATGCCTTCCGAAATAAAGATCCCACGATCGGAAACCAGTACTTTAACGGTCCTGGAAATTACAGTCCGCCAGACAGAAGACGGCTGAAGATCGGCAGCGAACGATCCATTATTGCACCACTTCTGAACCGTGTTGCTATCGATGCATCCACGATTGAACTGAAGCATGTACGGCTTGATGGTGACGGACGGTATAAGGAAGATATTAAAGACAGCCTGAATGAAATCCTGACTGTAGAAGCGAACATTGACCAGACAGCGAGAGCATTCCGGCAGGATGTCTATGCTTCTCTGATGGATGAAGGCTATGTCGCGATTTGTCCAATCGATGCCGACATTGATCCCGATAGCTGGAGCGTAACGGAATTTCGAAGCGTCCGTGTCGGAAAGATATTGCAGTGGTATCCGCGACACGTGGAAGTGGAAGTATACGATGAGTATACAGGGCAGAGAAAGACGATTCGTCAGCCGAAGTCCATGTGTGCCATCATACAGAATCCATTTTACGAGATCATGAATGCACCAAACTCCGTTATGGCGCGACTCCGTAAGAAACTTGCGATGCTGGACGCTCTGGATGAGCAGACGGCTTCCGGTAAACTGGATCTTATCATTCAACTTCCGTATTCTACAAGATCTCCGGTGCGAAAAGAGCAAGCTGATGAACGTAAGAAAGACATCGAATTCCAGCTTGCCGGATCAAAATACGGAATTGCGTACATTGATTCCAGCGAACATGTCATTCAGCTGAACAGATCACTCGACAACAATCTGGTTCCTCAGATTGAATCGCTGACAAAGCAGCTGATGGACCAGATCGGAATCAATCCTGAGATTCTGAACAACAGCGCAGATGACGTCACAAAGAACAATTATCTGAATGATGTCATAGAACCTCTGGTCACTGCGTTTGTCGATGAGTTGAAGCGTAAATGGATCAGTAAGCAGGAGCGGGCAAGAGGACAGAGCATCATGTTCTTCAAGGATCCGTTCCGTCTAATGCCGGTCAGCAAAATAGCCGATATGGCGGATAAATTCACGAGAAATGAGATTATGTCCTCGAACGAATTCCGTGTGAAATGCGGTCTGAAGCCTTCTGATCAGCCAGGAGCGGACGATCTCAGGAATAAGAACCTGAATCAGTCCAATGAGCAGTTGGCACAGAACGGTCAAAATCCCGAAGAAGGAATCCCGACATCGGAAGAAGAGGCGGCAGAACTCGGCCTAAGCCCTGAGGAACAGAAGATCCTTCAGCAGCTGGAGCAGTCGCAGGGCAGGGCATAGACTCACAGGAGGCTAAGGAATGGGCAAATACGATGATTGCGATTTTCGCGGCTGGGCAACAAGAAAAGATGTTCTCTGCAGCGATGGCCGCACGATCCGTCAGGATGCCTTCAAGGAAGATGACGGAAAGAAAGTCCCCCTGATCTGGGGGCACCAACACGATAGTCCTGAAGCAGTCCTTGGACATGGGTATTTGGAAGCCCGGCCCGAGGGCATGTATTTTTACGGCTATCTTAACGACAGTCCGATGGCAACCTACAGCAGGGAGGCCATCAAACACGGTGATATCACGTCGCTCTCTATCTGGGCCAATAATCTGATTCAGAAGGCGGGAGACGTGCTTCACGGTTCCATCAAAGAGGTCAGTCTCGTGCTGGCCGGAGCCAACAGGAAAGCAGTAATCGAGTATCCATATATTGCACACGGGGATGATATCGAAGAGAACATGACCGAAGCGTATATCTGGATGGGCGATGCGTTTTCTCTGGCACACTCCGACACTGACAAGAAGCCAAAGAAGGAACCCGACAAAGACAGTAATGAGCCGGCAGACAATGAGAAGGATGACGACACGACACTGGATGGCGTGCTGGAGGAGCTCTCTAAGGACAAAGATGATGCCGAGACCAAAGGAGAAATCAAAATGGCTGAAGAAGCAAAGAAGCCAGCAGAAGAATCCTCTGCCAGTGTAGGAGAAATTCTGAACACACTGAATGACGACCAGAAAATGGCCGTGGCTGTTCTGCTCGGCGCAATGAAAAAGCAGACCGAAGGAGCCGGTAAGGCTAACAAAGAAACTGAAGATAATAAGGGTGCCATCAAGCACTCCGAAGGAGGAACTACCATGCAGTACAACGCTTTTGATACTCAGATGAATAACGACAACATGACCTATCTGTCCCACGCGGACGAAGAGAGCATCATCAAGGATGCCAAGAAGCTCGGCAAGCTCAGCGACGCCATTGAGGCCTATGCTCAGAAGAACAGCCTCGCTCATGAGGACGGCGACGGTAACAGTGATGCCAGCGATGTTGTTACCCTGGCTCCGGTCAGCGGTTTCGGCTCTTATCCCAATGGAAATACCCCAGCAGCTGTTGACAGCCTCTTCCCCGAGTGGCATGACGTCCGTCCCGGCGCTCCCGAGATTGTCACCAATGACCAGGCGTGGGTCAAGGCAGTTCTGAATGGTGTGCACAGAAGCCCCTTCAGCCGTATCCGCACCAGCCAGGTTGACCTCCGTGAGATCGAGGGCATCCGCGCGAAGGGCTACGTGAAGGGCAAGGAGAAGGTTCTCTCCGACAACTACAATGTCGCCCGCCGTACAACTGCGCCGCAGACTGTATATGTCAAGAGTGCTCTGAATCGCGACGATATCATTGACATCACCGACTTCGACTATGTCGACTACCAGTACAAGATCGACCGGATGATGCTGGAGAAGGAACTCGCTCAGGCGATCCTGATCGGTGATGGCCGTCAGCTTACCGATGCCAACAAGATCTTCGAGGAGAACATCCGCCCGATCTGGACCGACGATGATCTCTTCACCATCCACAAGGTTG